TTGGGCGCTGACCCTGAAAGACGTTCGATGCCAGATGGCACGGCGGTTTGTAATTTTAGCTTGGCCACCTCGACCATCTCCAATAAAAACGGAGAGCGCAAAGAGTTCACCGAATGGCACAAGTGCTGCGCTTTCAATAAGGCGGCAGAGATCGCCGGGGAATACTTGAAGAAGGGTTCCCAGGTCTTCGTAGAAGGCTCTCAGAGGACTCGGAAGTGGACGGACAAGGATGGGCAAGAGCGATACACCACAGAGGTCGTGGTGGGCCGTCTGGTCCTTCTTGGTGGGAAGTCTGACTCGTCACAGGCTTCCAAATCTGTTGATTTTGATGACGACATCCCAGGTTTTTAACTCGAAAGGAAAGTAATCATGGAAGGAAAGAAAATGTTTGCATACGTCGCGCTCTGCGCTCTCGGTATCGTCACCGCGGGTTGCTCGTCTCTGCCTGGTTCAGGCCCGATGACGAGTTCTGGGGAGTCTGTCTTGATGGTCGAGAAAGAGTCCTACGCATTAAGCCGCCAGCAAGTCATCCAGGCGATCACAGAGTGCCGCAGCGCAGGGCTTCGGTCTTATGTGATCTACGGGAAGCGGTTCGTCAACCAGCGGCCAGCTGACGTTGTCGTCGATGTAACCTGTTACTGAAAAAGATCCCCCCAGAAACCAACCTGGGGGGCCAAGGGGAAGTTAGTAAGACCAGATTCTCGTTGGCCCGGTGTCCAGATGCAAAAACCGTCCTTCCCCTTTTTGCTGGACACCAATCCCGCTAAATCCTAGTTCAAGCGCCAGGCTCAAGATTCTGTGCGCCTCAACACCCTGGCATCCGATGTCGCAGGCAACCCCAAGCGTGTGGACACCAGGCGCAGCCTTCTTGGCCTCAATCGAATGCCTCACAGACCGAAAGCCACTGGTGATCTTTAAAGGTTTGTCATAGATCGATCTGAGCCTCTGGAGCTTCTCCATAAACTCATGCTGCATCTCGTTCTCACCCGTCTCCCGGCAGTCGAGTTCGTGCTTCTGGAAGTTCGGATATGAACCCCACTGAGCAATCATTTTTTCTTGCTCCAGATTTCAGCAATCTTCTCCGCACCGCGGGAGCCAAAGTAGAAGGAAAAAATCAGCATTCCCCATTGACCCAGCAAAGTGACGTACACCTCATTGGCGTTCTGCCCAAAAGCCGACATCATCGCAAAGAGGAAGTAGGCCACAAAGACCGATATTAGCGCCATAGGACGGATGTTCTTAGACAACCAAGAATCGGATGTCATATCCGCTGCGTGGCGCTTGGTCAGCTCTTCCTGTTCTTTCATATCAGCCTGGAGCTGCGCGAGTTCTCCGCGCTGCTGCATCTCCATCAATGCAACTTGAGCCTGCGCTTTGGCAGTAGGATCAGGTATTACCTTATCCAGAACCCTCATCCCAACGTCTAATAACGCGGCTAACGGCAGCATCTAAACACCCCCATCCAAAAGACCCAGACCATCATCGGGAATGCCCAAAGTCCCATCAAGGCTTAAATATCGAAATAATATAACCAACCACAACAGACACCCCGGAGACGACAGTCATCCCGAACCAGAGTCCACCCTTGGACTTGTTCGCCAATGCTAAGAGTTCTTCGAGCTGGCGCTCCATCTTGTCAAACTTCTTGTCCATGTCTTGGACTTTTTGCCAAAGGACACCATAACGCACCAGGTCGATGCCGCCGTCTTCGTTCTGCACTTCCATCTCCTAGAGACCCTGACCAGGCGTGATGTAAATGTCAGCTGCACCCGCTGGGCAGGCAGCAGTGAAAAATGCATCGCCATTGAACCGAAGGACTTCAACTGCGCCTGGCACTAGGACAATCGTCTTCTGAGGTGTTCCAGCAACGATGGCCGCAGCTCGAGCAGTCGCTTGGGCTGCGTTCGCTCCAACACCGAGAAACACAGTGTCGGGGCTATTGTTGATGATTCGATACTGCCCATAACCAGTTGAGCCAGGATCAACGCTGACCTGAACCGGGGCGGGTGGAGCGACGTTCGCCACAATCAGATGCGACGGTCCTAGCGGTTGAAACGGAAATTGTGATGCTGATGCCATGTCAGATTCCTTTTAAGGTTAGTTTTTGACGATCCGATACTGACCGACACCCGTGGTCTTCTTTCGGACGTTGACTTCAACGGGAGCCAGAGCAGCGACGTTCGCCACGATCAAGTGACTGGCCCCAAGTGGGGCAAAAGGATATTGTGAAGCGGTGGACATGATTTTTCCTTTAGTTTAAATCCCAAGGAACAGGTTTAAGCTGCTCTTTTGGTTTTTCAGTTTCTAAAATTTCATGGGTAAGATTTTTTTCTATTTCAGAAATATTGACATTGCTTTTTTGCATTTCTTTTTTTACCCATGCTACTACCACCTCTTCAGTTAACTGTTCATACAAAATAAAATTCTGAAGATTGTCAGTGCTTAATTTTTGGACACCAGCGCAACTAACGGTAGTCTTTTCGTTGGTCGCAATAATTCTCCAATGCGCGGCAAAAACAACATCTTGTTTGCCCATTAGTTCTTGATGTGTATCAAGCTGTTCAATCTTCATTTGATGTGTGATTTGCATGGTGACCTCATCTTTCCAAATATGCCAAAGCGATATGAAGACCTCCAGCATTGATTGTTACTGCGCCTCCTGAGGTAACAACCTTCAATGAAATTGCATCACCTGGATCAAAACTAACTTCTGCAACCGTTGATGCGGAAGCGCCATTTGCATCACTTAAATTAACCACAAGGGCTGTGTCAACGCCATTTTTTTGCACCGTAATGCTGTACAACAAACCCACGGGGCCAGGCAGTGTTGTTGCTTCAGCAAAAAGCCGTTGCAACGTAAATCTACTCGCCACTAAAAATCTTGCTGCACCATTTGACGCTAAAACCAAACCTGTTGATGGTTGTACAAAGTTTGTGGTTCCACCAGAAATTGTGGTGGCATTAGACGCAAAAATTTGATTGCCACTATTTACAGCAGTATTGAATGCTGATTTAACTACATAATCACCGGATGTAACGGAAATGTTCGACGCATTGATATTTGACGGCAACTGAATTAAGCGATGCCGAACGCCACTTTGGATTCTAATAGGCGCACTTCCTGATGTTGATGCACCAGAGCGATTAAAACCAATTCCAGGCGATTCTATTGAGCAAACAATCGAATCTAATAGTGCAATGCCATGACCTGTGGTTGCTGGATTTGAACCATAGCCATTAACTTCAACATTTCTAAATTGAATTGCATAGGCCGTGTTTAGTGTGATAGCGTTCACGCCGCCGCTGGTCAAATGGTTTTTGCCAGTTTGCTCAATCCAACATTCTTCAAACATTGTTGTTTGTGGCGCGTCTGTTGGATCGCCCGATCCATCGCAGACAATACCTTCTTCGCCCAATTGTTCAAAATTACAATTTATAAAGGTATTTACACGGCCATTAGTGTAATAAAGACCACGGCCATCATTTTCAATCAATCGAAGATCAAGAAATGTGTTTACGCTTGGCCGCGTTGTTCCACTATTGTTGCCGCGAATTATCAACGCATCACCAGTACACTCGCTAATTGCAATAGATGAAAACTGATCGTGAAGTACGTTGCCTTCAATAATTAAACCAGCAACAGTTGCCGAAACGTTTGCGCGATTGCCATTGATTCTGAAGTTTTGATACACCAGGTTTTGCGACAATGACCCAACGTACAGCACCGATTCATCAGTAAATGATGGATCAGCAAGAATGCGCGACGCATACACACCGTCACCCATCACTCCACATTGGCTAACGTCAATTTGTTCATCAACCAAGTAAAGCCCCGTTGGAAAGTACAAGGTACTCTGACCGTTGCTTACTGCGGCATCTCTCGCGGCTTTGACCGCTGCTGTATCATTGACTACTCCATTGCCGACAGCTCCATAGTCAAGAACATTGATCCTTGCGCCCTCAATCATTGAATAAGATACTTTGGTGAGAGACACTTTTTAATCCTTTACAGAATTTAATTGTTCTTGCGTTGGTCGCGACAAGGTTGGATGATTCCAAAAATCAATGTAATCTCCTTCGCCGTTTGAGTCGTTTCTGACGCAAACAATGTCTGGAAAGTCGCTGTCCTTAATTTCTGCATAAATAATTTTTATTTTTTGAATGAGTGTCATCATGAACCCCTTACCAAAACACCGGTCAAGTAGGTGTATTTTTGCCCCGCCGCAATATTGCTTGTGCCACCAAAAGTGGCAAATACATACAATTCGACGTAATCCGTTGAGCCATTAAAATACACAAGACCCGACACAGTAACTTGACTTAAATTTACACTTGCATCCTGACCTCTAAAATGTTCTGAACCATTTTTATAAATAGCGCACAAAATTCTAGTGTTTGTGCCAGTTAAACCGACTGAACCTGAAATTTGATAATATCCAGCAACAGTTGGTGTAAATCTATAATTAGTTGTTGGATCAAAATTATTATTTGTGTCAAATTCTTCAGCATTTAACTGCACTTTTGTAAATGTTGCTGTTACTAATGTTTGATTAGTTGTATCTCGGTATGCGCTAAATGCTGGCTGAACAAGGCTTGTGACTTCTTTTGAAGCATTTAATACAAGCGCAGTCGATGCCGTTAAGTTAGAAAGGGTCGTCGTGCCAGAGACAGAAAGGTTCACCCCGTTGAGATCCGCTCCACCCTCGACCCGCTGCCAGACCGAACCGTTAAAGGTGATCCAATCCCCGACACCCCAGTTCGAGACGCCGTCAATGTTCGTCGTGCCGCCCACAGCGACTACATAGTAGTCACCCTTCACTCCGACAGAAGAAACGATTGTGGGCGTGTTTGTAGACGCATTCCAAGTGCCTTTATAATTCAAGGCTCCGATTGCGTTGGTGATCGATGAGACTGTCTTGAGCATATTGCTCTCCTTAATACACAAATTCTATGGAAGAGGTGACTGGTGGCGCTTGAGTGAACACAATGTCTGTTCCAACAAGCGAATATGTGTTTTTCTGTTGATAGACGCCGTTGATATAAATGTTGCTTGGAAACCCGCTTACAGGGAAAACAGTCTGTATTCCAGTGCCAGTAGCATTTTCAACAACAGCGAAAGTCGGTGGGAACCAGGTGAAAGACAGCGCCGCAAAGACAAGCGTCCCATTTTTATCCAGCACCCTGATGGAATAATTTTGTGTTGCAAAGAATCGTGCTGGTGTTCCTTGATAAACAGGATAACCAGCCAATGTCCTGATTGGTTGCGCCGCAGGAATCGTCAGCGTCGAATCCCAATAGACATTTATAGGATTGGTCTGAGGATCGAGATTCGCCTGGCCAATCCAAATGTAACCGTTCTCAAGCGGCTCCCCGTTTCTGTCTGTGAAGACAGGATATGGTGATTCAACTGGAAAAGCTGGCATCTCTTATTCCTCTTCGCCGAATTGTCGGCCTGATTGCATGGTATTCAAAAGCCATTGAATCCGATAGTCCATTTCATTCCTCTTTAATCGGCTCCAGGGCTTTCCTAATCCTAGCCTTGGTCTCCCGATTCTTGACGTACTTCGATGCCTCTTTGAGTCCTGTAAGCACTGGCACTGGAAGGCCAGCAAGAAGCCCATAACTTCCAGCTTCTGTAATTGCCGCAATAATAGTTCCAGCAGTCCCCGATGGATTAACTAATGTTCCAGGGGGAACCGTCGAAATGTCTTTCGACATTGTGTTGAGGTCTCTAAGAAGTTGCGCGGTTTTCTTGTCAAAGATAACGTCTAATCGACCATTGGCGTCAAGCGCATTGATTGCCTTATTTAATTGAGCTGGAGACACAAGCGGTCTGCCCATTGAGTCAGTTCCAACGCCTTTGGTTGCTTCGTTTTCAATGTATCTAAAAGTAGCGGCTTTTAGTTCATTAAAAGCATCTCTCCCATCTTGTCCGCTGGTTTGTAACACCCGTTTCAAAAATGTAATTTCTTCTGGCGATCCACGAAGAATAGTTTGGTTAAACACTTGATCAGCAGCAACTTTTGGATCATCCATGCCACGACGGTTTGTTATTAACCTTGCAACGATGGCTCTCGACTCATACTTTCTGGCTTGTTGCTGACGAAGCGTTCTGGCCTTGGCATACTCATCACCACCCAAGCCCTCTGTGGTGGCATCAATAAGATCTTTGATGATTTTGACTTGCCGAGCATCAGCAGGGTTTGGACCTTTTGACGCATTCATTGCTTGTCTAAAATCTTCAGTCTGTCCAACTGTTGCTTGTTTAGGAACTAAGTTTCCCGACGCATCTTGCTCTGCAAGACCTAGCTTTTGCAGATAAACTTTTGCTGTGTCAGCCATTGCAGTTGCTGGAATTCCAGACGGTTGCTGATTAAGATATTCAATCAGCGATATTTGCGTTGGCTGCTCATCAATTTCAATTTCAATTTTTCGGTTTAGGTCAACAGCCTGTTTTGCCCCCTCTGATTGCCGAGCCTTTCTATATTGAACCCGTGTTTTGTTTTTTGCCTGGTTCCACCCGCTGCTTAAAGCGTTAATAACACGATTCCCCGTGTCAGAAGGGCTTCGTGCTGCGGCTCCCGTCTGGTCTGCAAGCTCTTCAAATTTCTGAAGAATCTGCAAATTGTTTTCCTCTGCGCGATTGCGAAGTGGCTGCCCAAGGCTGGGGTTTTTCATCATCTCTTTTTCAAAAGCCAATTGCGCTGGGTCTCTTGTTGCAGCGCCTCTTGTCAATGTGATTCCGAGTTCTTCTGCAATTGCTTGTCGACGCAATGCCTCCGGGGTCGCAGCAGCACCAGTAGACACTCGCCCACCAGTTCCAATAATTGGAACTTCTGAAACTGCTTGACGAACCGCTGCCGGGGCTTGCGCCGCTACTTGTGCTCCACGCCTTGCCGCTGCTTCTACCGGGACTGCGGCCATTCTGGCGCTTTGTGCAATAGTTCCAGCCTGCCCAATGACAGGGACAAATGGGGGAAGTTGCTCGGCAACTCCACCGACAAATTCAACGACCTCCTGGCCAGCTTGCGTCCGTGGGGCAAAGGTTAGCTGCCTGGCCCGTTCCATCGCCTTGCGCTCGACCAGCTGCCTAGCCTGGTCCGTGCCAAACTCACCGCTCAGAATCGATTGTGCAAGCCCCTCGAGGGTTCCACCGATCAGGCCCAGGGTTCCACCCGTTACGCCCGTTACGCCCGTCAGAGCAGCCTCTCCAATGCCTACAGCGCGTTGTCCAGCGGTGGGAGGCACATAGACTGGTTGAGGCGGTACAGGACGGCCATCAACGCCTGGGATCTGAGAGATTAAGGCTTCTCTACGTTGCGCCGCAACAGACTCCGCGGTCGCGCCTGGCATCGTGCGTTGATCGACAGCAGGCACAGCTTGTTCTTGTGCTTTGGCTTCTTCATAAGCCTGCACCACAGTATCGAAGTCTGGAGTACCTCTCCTGTTGGAGTTGGCTACGATCCAGGCTGCATATTCGTCAGCTGTCGCCATCATTGGCCTCTAATAATTGCGTCTGCTCGAATGCGAACATCTGAAATAGAGGCAGCAGCTGGAGCTACCGCCCTGTTGGTCGCTGTACTCATTGCGCTAGGTACTGCTGGGGCTGCGCCACCAGGGCCAGCAGGCCGATCTGGAGTGCTTCGTGCACCATACTTGATCTGCATTTGCTCCCTGCCCTTAAGCAACTCTCGTTGGATCTCAAGGATGTTTTTCGCAAGGGATTCTGGACTTTGCTTCAAGTCTAGGCTTCCAAGAGCATTCACCAGCCTACCGCCTTCTCGCTCGGTCAGCGCTCCGAGACCACGCATTTTGTCTACTTGGCTCAAAAATGCTTTGGACTCAAATGAGGCAATCAAAGATTCAAAGTCTTGGGTTTCCTCACGAAGTGCCGGAAGTCGAGCTTCAATAGTGCCTGTTGCTCTGCGGACTGTAAAGTTGGGTTTTGTTGGATCAACTTTGCCATCTCTAGTTTTCCCCCAATTAGCAAGAATTTGATCTGCGTTGTTTAATGCTGCATCAACACTTCCAAGAACAGTGTTTGCTTCTGCAACTTTTATTTGCAGCTTTTCATCCCGAGCGACCTTTGCGTCTGAAATTTTTTGCTCAAGCTCACGGCGTTGTAACTCGTTCCCTTCTCTTTTGAGGTCTGCATTGAGCTTGTTAATTTTAAGATTTTCTCTGGCGATGTCTTGAGTTGCCGCATAGTTGTCGATCTGCGCTTGTTTCAATGCCAGGTCTTTCGCGATCTGAGAGTCCGCAAATTTTGCATCGACCGCGGCTTTCAATGCTTTGGCTCGTTGTTCGGTCACTTTCTCTGGGCGAAGCTCTTGCGCCTCAAGAGTCTGGACCACCTTGCCGAACTTCTCTGGGTTGAGAAGCGTCAGCGAAAAGTTGGTGATCGTCTTTGCTTTTTTGACCCTGTCAGGGTCTTCGGTATTGGAAAGAATCTGCTGAATCTGGTCGTAAGTTGTTGTCGGTAGCTTAGCTCTCTTCCGAGCTTGGATGGTCTGCTCGACAATGTCCAATGCAACATCAGGATTCTCATTTTCAAGTGACACTGCTACTCGAGCGCCAACGTCAAATTCATTGTCGAGCTGTTCTTGACTGAATCGGCCAGCAACGTCTTTGATGACTTCACGCTGTGTTGGGTATTTCAGAGCAAATTGATTGAAGGCCTTCATCGAAGGGTTTTGCAATACTTCTTCGAGGTCAGTTGAATATTGAGCCTTTGTCTTTTCTGCCTCAATGCGTTGGCGTCTTGCCTGCAATGCTTCGCCAAATCCTTCGATTGCCGCTGGGATGTTGGTCTGCGGCATCATTGCTAGATAGTTAATAGGCTGAACCATATCGAGTCCTTATAAGAATCCAGAGGCAACTTTGCCGATTGAAAGAATGTCGCCAAATGTCTGTCGAGCCACTCCACCTCTTCCCATAATTCCACCAGCTCTTGCAGCTCCAGCCTGACCAAGAAGTTTGCCAATTTCACCAGCAGACTCCATGCCTGCGGCGGCTTGACCAGCAGCAGAAGCTTGGCCAGTCCCGAGAAGTCTTCCAGTTACACCAAGACCTGTACCGGCAAATCCACCAAGTCGTCCGAGTTGGGTTTCAATTTGTTGTTGAAGCATCTGAGGTCTGAATTGAGCCAGGGCAGCTTGAATATTTCCACCACGGAGACCGCCAGTCGCAGATGCTCTTTGAAGCAATGCTTCTTCGCCCTGGCGTGTTAATGCTTGAAACTCTGGGGATCGCTCTAAAGTTGCAATGGCATTTCTTTGCGCCTGCTCTCCGAGAAGGCCAGACAAGGCTTGTTGTTGTTGGAATGCTTGAAGCCCGGCCTCTTGAAATGGGCGCATTGCTTCCGCGGCAGGCGCACCAACAGCCACAAATGGGGCCATGATTTCAACAAACTTGTCAAACTGCCGACGCTGCTCTGCAATGGCTTCTCTTGCAGCTCCAGCCTGAACTTCACCAGCTCGTTCTGCAGCCTGGCCTACCTGTTTAGCCCCGGTGATCCCAGCGAAGACATCACCAATCAAATCTCCGACGAAACTCATGTCAATCTCCATTCTTGGCGAGTAATGCCAAGCATATAAACTCCGACCGCCTCACCGTCTTTTACGGCAGCGCATCGACGGAAACCTTCTTCTTTGAACCCAAGTTTCAGACAATAATTTTTTGCTGACTTCAAGTATTCATAAACGTGAGCTGTCACGCGCATCACGCCCTGCTGGAATGCCCACGCCAAAAAAGCATCCCCGAGTTGCCTTGAGTGCTTCAAAGCAGACTTAAGCAGCAGCGAGTGGCACTCAATCTCATGCTCGGAAAACCGAATTGCCAGAAAAGCGCCTACAAATCTATTGTCAATCCATGCTGACAAATAGGTGGCAAGGGGGTGGGAGACAGGTCGAAGCTCACGGCCATCTGCCGCAATGCTTGCGATGTAGGAGTCTGAATAAACCTCATGCAAATGCTGATCCGTAATCCCGACTGTCAATTTCACTTCTCCGAGTGAGTTGAGCTGTCGGCGGCTCTTGAGGCTCGACAGAATAATTGTCTCACAACGGTTCATTTCGTCAACCTTAAACACACTCAGCACCACTTGCTGTAATAGTTAAACCAACGCTTGCAGCCTGGATCTGAATCGTTTCTCCAGCATTCATAACTTCAACACCGTTATATTGCAGTGCATTGCCCGTTGGCACTTCGACATCGTAAAGGAAGGCGTTTGTCGTTCCAGCCGTTCCCGCTGCCGGGACTAAAAACACTCGAACATCGATGTCAGCGCCTGTTGTATTGGCAATGCTGAACTCTTTAAGCAAGGTTCGCGTACTGGCCGGGACCGTGTAGAGCGTGGTCACGCCAGTCGTGATCGCGGCCTGCCCTAGCTTGGTGGGAGTGATTACATCGAAAGCCATGTCAGCACCTGGTTAGATCGAACTCTTGGGGTTTGATTCGCATAGGGCAAAAGACCTGAGACCTCAGTCGCAAGGTCAACAAGCCCTGCGGTAAAAGGCGTTGTTCCATTGCCCTTAACCACGCCAGTCAATGTGGTCGCCCCAGTCCCACCATTTCCGACAATCAGAGTTCCACCCAGAGTCACCGCGCCATTGGTCGCAACCGCTGGGGTTAACCCTGTCGTGCCAGCCGAGAAACTCAAAACACCAGTGTTCGACAGGGTAATCGAGCCTGGCGCATTGGCCACCCCAATGCCTGCGGTCGGTGTTAGCGTATTTAGAGCGTACCCAGTTCCATTGCCGATGAGTAGCTGGCCATTTGTAGGGATGGTCGATAGACCCGTCCCACCTCGATCTACTGGTACAACGGGGGCAATTGCCTGAACCGCACCGAACAGATTCTCGAACTGCTTGATCTGCTCAAAATCTTGAAGGAAGGAAGCTAACTGGTCTCGGGTTAGCTTTAACGGAGGAATGATCGCCATATCATGCCGCCATTGGCTCGATCTGAGCCTCTAGTCTTGCAACTGAGATGTGAGCATCGCTTGTGCCTCTAAAACGCTGGATGCGCCAGTTCCGCATGAATCCTTGCTGGAACCAGACCAGGCGCTTGGCAGGGCTTCCAGTCGTGCCGACCTTGATGAATCGGTCCTGGGAGTAGCTCTTACCGTCAATCGAATAAGAGGTCGAGATCGTTGGGTCCAGACCGAGAGCAACGCTTCCTGTCAGGCTCACCAGCTCCATTTGATGGAAAACAGCCCCAAGACTCTCGTTATAAACAATCGTGGTCCCGAACTCCCATCGGACAATCTGGCCCCAATGGCTTGAGATGTCCTCGGAGACTATGCCAAGGTTAGATGATTGAGGGTCGCCAAGAATCCACTTGTCATAGCAATAGATGAAGTTTCTAGCGCGATATTGAGCGAATCCAGCGGTAGTGGTGGTCAGCACAAACCAGACAAGTTGGCCTAACGCAGCGCTTGTCGTTCCATCGAAAACCAATGTCTTGTCTAGAAGATGTATATACAAAAAGATGTGGTCTTTTTCGACCCGCTGCTCCAGCAGAATCTGAGACAGAGTCGCCTCGGAGTATTCCTCGAGGATCTGGTCAATCTCCCTCGTGGCAATCTTCTCTGTTGTTGCGTTTGCGGCCAAGTAAACACTAGGCGCTTCACCGCGACCACCTCCGACCATTGCAATGCGCTGCATGAACTCACAGCAGGCATGAGTCCCAACCGCGCCTTTTTGGACTTGCGCTCCATCAATTCTGTTAAATGGGAAAAACGATCCTCCCACGTTGTCGAACACTTCTATTGTGTTAGCGTTGATCGCGTAGACCTCGTTTCTAAGTTTAATCAAGGCGACTACTGGGTCAGGATCGATCTCAGAAGACCCGTACTTGAGAGGATTGACATCGAACGGGTTTGTCAGCTCGGTGACGATCAGAAACTCCCCGTCTGTGGTCATAAAGTAACCATCCACCCAGACGACATCGAGGACAGTTCCTAAATCGGGATCGGTCACCTGGGCGAGTACCGAAGTTACCGGGTTCCAATAGTAAAGCCTACCACCAGAGGCGATGGCAAGAAGTTCAAATGAGTAAGTGAACGTCACTAAGCCACCGCTGCCGACATCTCCGAGGATAGTCACCACCCCAGTCGAGGAAACAGTCACCAGCTTTGTACCCATCACCCGATAACAGACTCCCTGCCATTCGATCCCACCGCGGTCAATGCCTGGGCCTGTGGTGAACTGCACAATGCCATCACCAGGCCGAAGGTAGCCATTAGAGATGCCGCTTTTGATAGACACAGGAACCATGTTCACCGGGTAAGACTGGCGAAGGTCTGGGGCGTTATCGGCAAAGACACCGTTGAGGATAGGAATCTGCATTATTTCTTCCTCGCCTCATAACGCTTGAGAAGCGCCCGACCCTTTGCTGCAAGCCTGGCTGCGGCAGCTGGTGTACTCGGTGCAGCCTCACCCCATGCCCTTGCTGCCAGGGCAAGCCTCGTCGGCTCACCGTTGGGTTTCTTAAGCGGCCCAGACGGATTCGTGTAGAAGCGAGTAAGGAAAGATCCTTTCCTTTTCATCTTCTCTGGCGTGTCGGCTGGTCCTTTGACTCCAGGCTTGAGGTTTGCGCCTTCTTTCTTTTTGAAGTACGCCCTTCCAGCCGCTGTCAGACCGCCTTTAGGGTCTTTGATCATTAGAAGGTGACGATGACTTTATAGGCTTCGAGTTTCACGACATTGTTCGCTGTTGCAGGCTGCGCTGTGAAGGTGAACGTCTGATCTTCCATCGCGTTAACGGCTAAGAACACATTTGCGGCCGTGGACAGACCATGCCCGAGCTGGTTGGTCGGGTTGGTGATAACCTCGTTATTCCCACGGTTGCAGACAAGCTTTTCAGCACAGGCGCTTGCGTTACTCTCCGCAGAAACAGCCAACAAGACGCCACCGCCATAGGTCATGCCGAGATTCTTCGCTCCTGCGCTGTTCGTCAGCGTCCACAGGGCATTGATGTTCATTCCACCACCGTAGGCCATCGACCAGCCTGGTATCGTGAAGGAAGTCAGGGTAACGGCAGTATTGGCCACCGCAACAGTGGGAGTGCCTAGACCAGCCACGAATGGCAGATTAATAATAATTGCCGTTCCAATCGTGTCTGCATCAATACCTGTAATTTCGTAGAACCCATTGACACCAGTCCCGCCAGCCCAGGTCACAAAGACATCATTGCCTACAGCGACAGCTGCCGTGAGACCATGAGCGCCTGCACTGTCAATCTGTACTAGACCCGTGTTGTCTTGGTAGGTCAGCGTCACAAAAGTGGCAGCAGGCTCGATGATGCTCTGTGGCTCCAGATCACCAAAGACAGCTGGAGGGGGAAGGCTCAGACTGATCTCCGAAGGTGACCCGAATGAGAGTTCTGCCAGGTCAGTTCCCGCGGTCACCCGGATTCTCAGGTTGTCAGTAAAAGGCCCGATGACCTTTGTCTCATTGGTCACCGAGGCTAAAAGCTCAGTCTTCTGGGAGGAATAACTGTAGAAGACTTTCTCGATGGTCGCTGTTCCGTTGCCCGGCCCAGAGTAAAGAGCAATCCTCTGCCCGAGTGGGAGATCGAAGTCGAATGAGTCGTTTGCGTTGATAAACATGATTTTCCTTTTTTAAGCAACCACCGCATTAAACGCTGAAATCACCCACCATTGAGCGCCAATAAACTGAAGCTGCACACTGTCGCCTGGGTCATTGAAAGTAATCGTTGTGTATCCACCAAGGTTTGTAGGGGTCAGAATGCCTGTATCAGCACCGGCAGTCTCAGCAACATAAACAATGTTCTTAATTTGTCCAGCTGCGCCATCAGCAAGCGTTAAAGCGTTTCCAGTAGCTGTTGAAGTGAACTCGGTTGTGTAGGTTGTTAAATTCACCGCTCCAGCGCCAGTCAGTGCCTGGGTCGAACCAAACACTGGGCCAGTTGTAATTGAGGTTGCTGTGGCCACGCCAAGCGTCGGAGTAACAAGAGTCGGACTGGTTGCAAAAACCAGCGCACCAGATCCAGTCTCTCCAGTAACTGTTGCCGCTAAATTTGCAGAAGATGGGGTGGCCAAAAACGTGGCCATGTTTGCGCCCAATCCAGTAACGCTTGAAAGCGGCAATCCTGTGCAGTTCGTCAGCGTTCCAGAGGTCGGTGTTCCAAGGATCGGCGTGACAAAAGTTGGGCTAGTGTTAAAAACCAACAGTCCTGTGCCTGTCTCGTCGGTCATCATTGCCGCAAGATTTGCACTTGTTGGATTAGATAAAAATGTTTGGACAGCTCCGCTGAAGGTAGAGATCGGATCGGTCGTTATTGCATACCAGGAGTTTGTCGCCTGGTAGAAACGGTAACGAATGGCATTGCCTGCCGCCAAAGTGTTGACAGCACCAAAAATATTTGAAGCACCATTTAATGCAAGTGTCAGCGCAGTAATTGTTTGAGTTGTTGTTATCAAAATCTCTGTGCCGTCTGGAACGCCCGTATTAAGCGGAAAAGTAACGGTTCCAGTGGCCAAAGTACCAGCGGGTTGCAATAACATCCATTGCTGCTCAGAAACTGGAGTCGGAACCGAAATGTTGAATCCAGTTGCTGGCGTAAACAAATTAACCGCAAGAGTCGGGGAGGCAAAGTTCTGTTGAAAGAAAGTCAGCAGTGAGCTGACAGGCAATCTTCGTGCATCGCCGTTGTTTGGCGTGTAGACCGCAAACTGGTCACCAGGCGAGACCTGTGCAAGAAGTGGAAGCTGATTGATGGTGGGCATGGTGTTCTCAGTAATAGTTGTTGTTCGAGACGTTTATCGGCTCCAGATAACCTTCTGAGCCAGTCTGAACAGGATTCTGTGGGGGTGGAAGGAAAGGATCGTCGATTCTCCAAGGCTTCTGGCCAGCACCAGCAGGCATCGTTCTGGGGAGCTGCATATCGATTGGGTAGGTCGCTCTCTGGAGAAGGACGTTGTAAGCCTGCTTGGCGGTGGATTTCACCTCAATGGCCACTTGCTTACCAAAGCTCGGCGCAATTCGGATGGCGAGGTTGGTGTATATCGCCTCATACGCCGAGTCAGGTACATCAGTCTCCTGATCGAGGTCTGAGTCCTGGGGGTTTGATGGAAGCGGGTAGGCAAGGCGAATCCCTTGTGCGTTCCAGGTAGCCATCATCGTATCGAGACGACGCAAAGCAGACTGGAGCTGCTCGGGTTGAAGATCAAAGACGTAGCCAGCGAGGCCGATCTCGTCGAACGCTTGCTCTACGAACTGCCGCTTAGTCCACCCCATCATCTCCCTCGACTTTCTCTGCAATCAAGGCAATCAACTTCTTATCGCTGGTGCGGCCATCGAACTTGATGTCTAGATCCTTTGCCATCTTTTCGAGTTCTGCTCGAGTCGGTGGCGTGTCATCTTCCACCGCAACCACTTCTTCAACCTTTTTGACCTCAACCTTTGGTGCAGCGAATCCGCAAGCTTCTTCTCTTGTGGCCAGCCAGCCCTCTTTGAGCATCAGCTGGCGCTCGGCTTCGTCTTCAACTGCGCGGTACTGATACCGCTTGCGTTTGTAAAGTCCAGGCCCACTGCCTGGCTTGTAAACAAATGTTGGGAAAAGCATCTTTAATCTCACTTTGTAAATTTGGCTACTTTTTTCTGAATCTTCTTAGGTTGCTTGACTACACTTCCAGTTCCACCGCCTTTTCTTTTTGCTCTCGTTGTCGCTGCATATTCTTGAGGTGAGAGAGCTTCGATTGCTTTCTTGGGTAAGTATCGCTCACCAGTTTCTTTGGAGGGCTTTCCAGACTTTGTGGTCCACTCCTGTTTGCTCCACTTCGAGAGTTTGTTTTCTGAGGTTTTCGCGCCTTTATACTTACCGCCTTTTTCTTTGTAAATCTTGACTGCCAACTGCATTGCCCTTGCGGAATGACCACCCATCTTTGAGGTCGCCTGCTTCTTTGCCGACTCCCAAAGCTTGGGGTTGGTCTTGACCGCGGTACTCATTTGGCGATTTTACTTGCCATCATCGCTTGTTTTGCGGCCAGCTTCTTGACCATCGCCATGCGTGAGCGGTCAGACATAATCTCTTGCGCTCTCATCACGGTGTCCATGTCCGACATTGCGCGATATTTCTTCTCTTCTGCCATGTCCTCGCGCTCGTCTTTCATCTCCATCTTGACGTACTTGGCGACAGCGTTGCCGTTGGATTTGGCCTTTTTTGCGGGAGCCTTCTTTGGCATTGCTTTCATCATCTTCATGCCATTTTCCTTTTCGCGGCCTTTTTGGGCGCTTTGCCGGGCTTGCCAGCTTTCATTGCGGCCTCACGGGCGAGGTTCAAAGCAATCGCCACAGCCTGCTTCTTAGGCCGTCCAGCCTTCTCTTCCATCTTGATGTTCTCGCCGATGGACTTGCGCGAATAACCTTTTTTGAGAGGCATGGTTATTTCCTTTTCTTTGGGGGTTTGGGTTTCTTCATGGGCTGGGGCTTGCTTGGGTAGATCAGCATCACAGACTCCTTAAAAAGCGGCCCGGAGGGTTAGTCCGGGCCTGGGGTTTACATCCGATAGCTTGCAAACGTATCAGTAGCGGTCTTGACGGTCAGGAAGGTTCCCGAGGTCGTGGTAGCCACAGCAGCAACGCCGTTGATGTTATGACCAGAAGCAGCGTTGGTCACGGTAGCGGCGTTGGGGCCAGTGTTGACCACGGTCCAGGTGAACGAATCACCAACATCCAACTCCATCGCGGCATCCAACGCAGCGCCCGTGGGCAACTGCAGGGTCACAGCGGCGCCGGTGGTCGTGGTAATCAGGCCATCGGTAATGCCAGCGATCATCGCAGCCGAAGTTGCAGCGGCAGTCGAGTCTATGGCATTAGCTTCAAGGCCAGAGCGCACACCAATCAACTCGGGGATACTCGGCGCGGTACCGACGTTGTAATACACCTCGGTTGCGCCAGCCTGGATGGAGACTGTTGCAGCACTACCACCAAAGGTAAACACTGTGATGGTTAGATCAGAAACAACGCCAAGCAACTCGCTGGCATTGGGATAGTTCGGAAAACCGACTACCTCAAAGACCTGCGCTTCAGCCCGGCTTGCGACGGCAATGACACTGCCCGCCGGGACGGAGATCGTGGCATCACCTTGGGGGAAAACGATTTGAGACATTTTGAGTTCCTTTCAAGGGGGCCGAAGCCCCCCATTTAATTAGGGCTGGTTGAACAGGAGGATTCCCGACATCTCAGGCTGCTTGTTCACCACTCCGAACATCGTATCGAGACGATACTTGATCTTCATAGTGTTGATGTCATAGAACTTCTGCATGACCAGCTCAATGCCCTGGTCCGTGCTGCCACGCATGATTGCAGCACCAGAGTCCGAAGGAATCGCAAAGCGGCCAGGAAGGATTTCCAGACTATCTTTTTGCCAGAATGGGTTGATCGCCGAAGCACCCGTGTTGATGTAGTCGATGTCAGCGGCAGCAATCGGAGTCACGATTACGTTCTGATACTGCTCTGCGGCATCGCCACCCTGACCAGAGATGATCGGGGGAGAGATAACAAGAGTAGTAGCATTCACGACCTGAATCACGCGGAAGGTCTTGGGCTGGCCAGTACCTTGCTTGGTGATGTGATGAACAGCCTCGACACCCTCGATGGTGAAGCAATCGCCAGCAACCACGCCAGTCGTGTTGGTAACGGTCACGGTCTGGAAGCGGTTATCGACGTTAGAGACCTCGCCAGTAGGCGCAGTGTCCGTTGCTAGGGGAACGTACATATTTCCACCAGCCAAAGTCGTGTTGATCTCGTCACCAGCACCAGCTGCAACGCCGATGCGGTTGGCATAGTCCATCTTGTAGGTCATAAAGTTGGCGATGTTTCCAACGAAAGCACGCTCGTAAGCGGTGTTGGACTTATCACCCTGGAAAGAACGTGCGCCGATGGTCGCAACGCCATTGGCAATGTTGCCTGCCATCTGGTTGTAGTTGCGGCTGGAGATCGCAGCGTAGCGGTCAAACATCTGAACGCCTTGCTCGTTCATAATTGCATCGCACTCGGCCAGGTCATCGAAACCAGTCGCGTCGCCAGTACGGGGAACCACAAGAGTGCCTTGGGCCGCGGCCACGTTCATGATCTGGATGTTGATGTCCGAGGCAAGCTTCTGCTTGGCAGACTCACCGAGACGATTCTCTTGCAGGGAGTCACGCAGCTCGACAGCAGACATGATCCAAGGAACCGAACGGTTAAATCCAATGGTTGAGGGAACGGACAACTGGGTGTAATCCCTAAAGTTACCAGTCATGTCCAGAAGAAATGGACTACCACCAAAGGACTGGGAAATATAGGGTTGGGGACGCCAGATGACGTTGTTGGTGCGCTCCATCATCGTCTGGTCTGTGTTGTAGATCGAGACGTTGCGCGACAGCACTAGAGCGTCGTTAAAGCCTTCGAGGATGTCCTCAAAGGCTACTCGCTCTTCTTTGGAAAAGGCGTTAGCCATTTTGAATTCCTTTCAATCGGGTTGAGAAAATGTTTTTTACTGCTCAAGTTCTCATCCAACTGCGCCCGGATGGAGGGCATCAAAATGTCTGCCGATTTTAGGTTGGCGATACCGTAGTAATTATTCTAAGCCCTTTTTTGCTTTTTGTAAGCATAGACTTTTGAATAATCTCCAGTCCTGGCCGCATCCTCTCGGAGGCGCTCAAGGTTTGAATCGACTGCTCCGCGGATCGGAGCGGTTCCACCAGCCACGGTCTTCTCGGGCGGCGGCGGTGTTCTCTTTCCAGTCACTTTCAATTGGGTCTCCAGTTTGGCAATGGCAAAGGCAAACTTTACGGGATCGGCAATGGATGCCAGCTCTTTTGCCTTCTTGGGATTTTTACCGAGGGCATAGATTAGCAGAGCCGGGTTCTCCGCGCCCTGGATCACCACGCCCTGCTGAGTGACGTTGAGCATCTCGGCCACGGTGGACTCGGCATCCTCGAAGTCTTTGACTTTCAGCGATGTCCGAGACTGGGCGTAGGACTCAAGCTTCGTCTGCCAGGCTTCTTGGGCTTCCTCTTCCTGGCGCCTGCTCTGGGCCAGCTGATCGTCGTAGCGGCGCTTCTTGTCAAACCAGTCTGCAAGAGATGCCTCGTACTTGGTCGTGTCGTAGTCAAAATCTTCTAGCTCGGGCTTCTTGCCTGGAGCCGCGCTGGTCTGCGGTGTCTGCTGCTGGACAAGCCTGGCTTCGAGTTCTCTGATCCGCTTCTGGTCTTCCCGGTTCTTCTTGCGAAGGTCGCGCACCCACTCGGGAGCGGGTTGGACTTCCTCTTCCACAGGCTCATCACCGATCATTACGGTGATTTCCTCTGGCTCGGGTTCTGGAGCTGCTTGCTCTTCTTGTTGCTGCGCTTCTATTTCAGGTTGCGCCTCTGATTCTTGAAGGTCTTGCTGGTCTTGAAGGTCAGCGAGGTTAACTTCAGGCGCTTCTGCCTGCTCTTGCTCTGGTGGCATTACTTTCTCCTCTGCTCGGCCATCTTCGGCTGGCCGGTTGCCGCAATTATTGTACCTCTTCTTCGCCTTGCATTGCACCAACACCGACAACAGGGGGCAAGACTTGAAATAACGGCTGGCCCTTCGATTTGACAGACTCACGCATCTTAGGGGTGATGTCCATCTTCCAGACTTCTACGCCGTCCATATCGGTCTTGCCTACTTTAGCGTCAAACTTCTTGCCGAGTTTCTCTAGTGACTTAGGAAGGATGTTGTCGTAAAAGCCTTTCATTCCTTCGCCACCAACTTGTAGGTCCAAACCAGCATACTCACCGCCACCTTGTTTTATTGCTTTTTCTGCCAATTCTTTTCCAACCAAAGTAACCAAATCTGCATCTGTTGACGCATCTTTCGTAATTGCTTTTGAACCATCTTTCCAAGCATTAACCGCCCAAGCACCACCGGTTTTTGTAATAGCAATTCTATCCACCTGCTTACTCAGGTCATACCGTTCTGCCTGAGTTTTGCCGGTAGTAAAGGCTATCTGGTCGTATCCTTTTTCTGAGGCTTCTTGTATTGCTCTCTTTAGGGTTAGTTCGTGCCATGTTGTCTTAAATGGTGCGTCGGGTATTCTTGATATTTTTGTTTGTTCTAACTTCTCAAATTCAGCAACTAATGGGTTAACCTTGTCAACAAAGGCTTGTGCGCTTTCTTT